TGTTGATGCTGCTTTGACAGCAATGGCAATGCCATTGGTGGCTGCAGGATTGTCATGGGCTTCGACAAAGATTGGCGACCCAACTGTCGCATCGTTTATCGGGTCTAAGGCTTCACAAGGCAAACCTTTGACTGTCAAGAAGGCTGCTAAGAAAAAGGTTGCTGTAAAATAATGGCTATGAGGAAACCGGTTAAGAAGGCAGCACCTAAAAAGTCAATGCTCAAAAAGGGTGATGAACCTGTTCGTGCTGGTCGTGCTCCTGCTAACGAGGCAAGAAAAAAAATGGACAACTATAAAAAAGCATATAAGGACACACATCCATTTGGCATCAATAGCCGCACTCAATATGATTATATTGGCGAAGACAGTGATGGTGGTGTTTATGAAACCAGAAGTAACACTGGTTTTGGTAGAACTAAAAGTTATTACAAAAACACTTATGGTACTTCTGCGAAAAAAATGCCTACTTATAATTTTCCAATAACTTATGAGGCTGTTAAGGCTAAGGCTAAAAAGAAAAAGTCGGAACCGAAACCTCCTAGCAATACAACATATCCATCTTCATCATCACATAAACAGTTGGCTCCACGCCCAAAACCAGGTTCTAAAGCAGCATTGTTGCCTTATCAGGGACCGAAAAGAAATTCAAAAAGGAAATAATTATGGCGGCTAAGGCTAAGGCTAAGGCTAAAAAGAAGAAATAAATGGAACTTACAGACCTTCTCAATGAGAAGGAATGGCGCAAGTGTAAAGGTCCAGAGAATGCAACCACAGAAGAACTGGTGGCTGCGTTTTCCCATTTTTGCTCTAACTACTGGCACATCAGACATCCTGAGCGTGGTCGTATCAAGTTTGACATGCGTGAAGCACAGATTGAAACTGTGCGATGCTGGATTGAAGACCGATACACGATTGTATTAAAAGCACGTCAGATTGGGTTTTCTACTCTGGCAGCTACATTTACTTTTTGGGAAACATTTTTTTGGCCTGACCGATTTACCGTAATGCTTTCACGCACAGAGCGTGAAGCAGCCAAGTTGCTACAGAAAACTAAGTACGGTTACAAGATGATGCCGAACTGGGTTCGGCAGCGTGGGCCTGACCTGCTGTCCGATAACCAATTGAAGATGGTGTTTGCTAATGACTCTTCTATCGAGTCATTACCTTCGGGTAATGACCCTGCTCGTGGAGAATCTGTGTATCGAGTGTTCATTGACGAGATGGCGTTTATCCCTAACGCTGCTGAAGCTTGGGCATCTATTGAACCGATTGCAGACGTGGGTGGACGTGTCAACTGTTTGAGCACAGCCAACGGTGAAGGGAATATATTTCACGAACTGTGGGTTGGTTCTCAAACAGGAACTAACCGTTTTACTGGAATCTTTTTTCCCTGGTCTGCTGGAGACCGTGACCAAGCGTGGTACGACGCCAAGAAGGCAGACCTGCCTGATTGGCAGATGGCACAGGAATATCCTGATGACCCTGATGAAGCGTTTATTCGTTCTGGTCGTCCGGTCTTTGACCTTGAAGCAATACGACTCATTGAAGCGATTGAACCTGACCGTGGATACCTGAAGGCATCACCTGGCCGTAACAACTATGATTTTATTGAAGATGGCGGGGCTTTTGCCATTTGGGACTATCCCGCACGAGGCGAGACTTACGTCATTGGAGCGGACGTTGCAGAAGGTTTGGGGCATGGGGACTTCAGTTCTGCACACATTATCTCTGCCGATACCGGTATGGTTGTGGCGCATTGGCACGGGCACGTGGACCCTGACATCTTTGGTGAAGAGATATTGAAACAGATTGGGCATTACTACAATTCTGCTTTGATTGGTGTTGAGTCCAACAACCACGGCCTCACTACGTTGAAGGGTTTGCAAAGGTCTGGCTACAGGAACATCTTTCGTCAACGAAAGATGAACCATCGGAATCCACAGATTAGCGAGACTCTTGGTTGGAGAACTACTGCTGTGTCAAAGCCTTTGGCTATTGACGAACTGAACGCTGCTATTCGTGATGAGAGTCTTTCTCTGTATGACGCTAAGACTATGGCTGAATTACGTACATTTGTGCGTGAAGCCAATGGCAAGATGCATGGCTCTCCTCATGATGACCGTGTTATGTCTTTGGCGATTACCAATCAGATGTTGAAGTATGTTTGGCTTCCTGAGTACAAACCGAACATAACTATTAGGAAGAACACTCTTGGTTGGTGGGAACAGCACATTAAGAAGCCAGTTGTTAAGAAAACTGAGCCAATCGGTTCTTTTAGCGTTTCAAAGTAACGAACACTCTAATAGTTATGGAAGAATTTCGTTGCTTGGACTGTCTATCTACGTTTATGGAGACAGAACTCCCTAAGAGGGGTTCTATTTGCTTTAAATGCCACATTAGAGGTATTCGATGGGGTTTTACTTATGGCAAAGAGGATTTCCATGGACCTACGGTTGTTGAGCGTCAGCGTGAGCAGATGCGACAAGCTGAGTCAGCCGGTATAAAGGCTGAACCAGTTGGGCAACGGTGGGTGTGACGTGGAACCAGTCTGGGTTCCCATTGTCGTCGCAGTCATCATGGGACCAGCTGTCGTCGTACTACAACGACTCCGAAAAGAAAATACCGACCAGCACAATGAGGGGCGCATTTTATTACGGGTCATTGGTAATAAGGTGGACAAAGTTGCTAGCAAAATTGATGGGCATATTGGTTGGCATGATGGTGTTAAAGACAGTGTTGAGAAAGAGGACTAATGGCTGAGAAGTACACTCTTGATTATTGTTTGAAAGTTTTGCTTGCGGACACCGTTGCGATGAAATTTACTGCTCATGGTTTTCATTGGAATGTTGAGGGACCTGATTTTGCACAGTATCACGAATTGTTTGAAACAATTTACGTTGATGTTGACTCTGCTATTGACCCTCTTGCCGAGAATATACGAAAACTGGATTGTTATGCTCCTTTTGCTTTGCAGCATTTTGCTGACTTGCAATCTGTTAAGCCTGTCACTGCTAAGCCTAATCCTTTGGATATGGCTACTGCTTTGTTTGCCATGAATGATGGTTTGATTAAACAGATTGACAAAGCTTTTAAGGAAGCCACAAAATCCAATGAGCAAGGTATTTGCAACTTTCTTGCTGACCGTGATAGTCAGCATAAAAAATGGAGATGGCAATTACGTTCGTCTATTAAGGGAGTTAAGTAATGGCTCGCAAATCTAATTATGATTTACTCAATATGTATCGGGACAATATCGAACAGTCTCTTAGGTGGCGACGTGAAGATAGTTTTGATGACCTTTGGAAGCGTATGGTTGACATGTATCGTGGCAAGCAATACTTTGTGGATTCTGCCGAAGACCGTTTGTTAGTTAATATCGCCTTTGCGACTATTAACGTTTTGAGCCCATCTGTTTCTGTTAACTTTCCAAAGATAACCGTTAATGCTCGTAATTACGATGATAAAGACCGCAGTATTATTACTGAAGAGATTATTAATTATTGGTGGAGACATTTTGAGTGTCAAGATGAGTTTCGTCGTTCTATTAAGGATTTTTTGATTATTGGTCATGGTTGGGTAAAGACTGGTTATCGTTTTGTTGAAGAAGAACAGGCGGTGCCTGGTTCTTATGAGTCTGCTGATGATTTGAGTAGTTCTACTCCAGAGTCCGTAACTGAATCAACGATGATTATTAAAGAGGACAGACCTTTTGTTGAGCGTATTGACCCTTTTGATATGTATGTTGATGCTGATGCCACATCGATGAAAGATGCTCGATGGATTGCACAGCGTGTGCGTAGACCCCTTGAAGATGTAAAACGTGACAAGCGTTATCGTTCCAAGGCTCGTGCTGACGCTAGTCCTTCTCATTATTCTAAGTGGGGCATGGAGTCTGGCAAGCCTCGTCGTCCTCAGTCTTCTGATTATTCTTATGTAGAGATTTGGGAGTATTACGATATTGAACGTAATACCATGTCTATTTTTTGTGACGGTTCTGATTCATTTTTGGTTGCTCCGATGGAGATTCCGTTTTCCTTCGGTCATCCTTTTACAATGATTAGGAACTATGACGTTCCTGGTCATTTTTATCCGATGGGCGAACTTGAGGCTATTGAGCCTTTGCAACGAGAATTGAATCAAACTCGTACACAGATGATGAATCATCGTAAGCGTTATTCTCGCAAGTGGCTGTACAAGGAGTCGGCATTTGATGCCGACGGTAGGTCGGCTCTTGAATCCGATGAGGACAATGTTATGGTCCCTGTGATTTCCGATGAATCTATTTCTTCGGTCGTAGGTCCAATGCCGGCTGTTATTAACCCTCCCGAGTTTTACAATCAGTCTGAATTGATTACCAATGACATTAACCGTGTTACTGGTATTTCTGATTACGCACGTGGTGCTCTTCCTGAGGTTCGTCGCACAGCGACGGAAGCTGGCATTATTCAGGATGCATCTAATTCTCGTGCTGCTGACAAGTTGGCTATTGTTGAGCGTTCTATTGCAGATGTTGCCAAGAAGTTGGTACAGATTGCGCAGCAGTTTTTGCAAGGTGAACAAGTTGTTCGTTTGTCCGGCAATGTGCAACCTCAGTTATGGTTGACGTTTGACCGTGCATCTGTTCAGGGTGAGTTTGACTTTGAGGTTGAGGCTGGTTCTACTCAGCCGCAAAACGAGTCGTTTAGGCGACAGATGGCAATGCAGGTTGTAGATGCGATGGCTCCTTTTGCTGGTGCTGGAATCATTGACATGCCAAAGCTTGCTGCTTATGTACTTGGAGATGGTTTTGGTATTCGTTCGGCGGAATCATTTGTGATTCAGCCTCAGATGGCTCCTGCTCCAATTTCACCTCAAGGTCTGCCTCCCGAGGTTGGCGGCATGCCTCCTGGCATGCCACCTCAGGTTCCACAGGGTATGCCACCTGGTGTGCCTCCACAAATGTAACGATAAAACCATAACTATAGAGCAACCCCTTGAAAGGACTCCATGAGTGAAGTAGTAAGCAATGAATCAGTAGAAGAAGTTGTCCCTGAGTTAGAAAGCGAAGGAGAAACAACTTTAGCCATTGAAGAAATTGAGAGCCTAAGTGAGCAGGAAATTGAAATGCTTCCTGTTGATGAGTACGGAGACAAATACGTTTCTGTACAAGTTAACGGTGAAGAAGTTCGGGTTCCTCTCAAAGAGGCGCTTTCTGGATACCAGCGTCAAGCGGATTATACCCGTAAGACACAGGAACTCAGTGAGCAACGGCGACAAGTTCAATTTGGTGGTGCTTTGCAAGAAGCTTTGCAAAAGGACCCCACTGCGACCTTAGAACTGCTAAAACAACATTATGGTGTAGCACAGTCAACTTCGGATGAAGAACTGTATGCAGACCCTGTTGAGAAGCAGTATCGACTGTTAGAGCAACGAGTTATGGCTTTTGAACAAGATAAAGCCATGGATGAGTTGCAGAAGACTGTTGAAATGTTGACGAAACGATACGGTGCAGATTTCGATGCTAATGAAGTGGTTGCCAAAGCTTTGGCTTTGGGAAGTACGGATTTGGAATCGGTTTACAAGCAAGTGGCGTTTGACCGAGTGTATGAACAATCTGTGGGTGTTCGGCAACTTCAAGCTAAGGCTGAAGAGGACCGTGCCAAGGTTGTTCAAACTAAGCGTCAGGCTTCAGTTGTGAGTGGTGGCGGTACTGCCGCTAGTGCAGATGTATCGGCAAAACCAATTACATCATTGCGAGAAGCATTTGAAGCTGCGAAGCGTCAACATGCTTAACGCTTAACCCAAGGAGAAAATCACATGGTCGCTGCGAATAGCAACTTTGACAATCTATTAACAACAACCCTTGCGAACTATCGCAAGACCCTTACGGATAACGTGTTCACTGCACGTCCGTTGACTTACGCCCTTATGGAAAAGGGTCGCATTCGTATGCTTAATGGCGGTACGAAGATTGTGGAGCCACTCATCTACGGACTTAACAGCACTGTTGGTTCGTACTCGGGTTACGACTCAATTGCGCTGACTCCACAAGAAGGCATTTCTGCTGCAGAGTTTGAATGGCGTCAATACGCTGCTTCGATTTCGATTAGCGGTATGGAAGAAGCCAAGAACAACGGAGACCAGGAAATCATCAACTTGTTGGAAGCAAAAATCATGCAGGCTGAAGAGTCCATGCGTGAAGGTTTCAACACAATGTTCTTCGGTGACGGAACTGGCAACAGCTCAAAGAACTGGAACGGCCTTGGCAACTTGGTTGAGTCCGGCAACACTGTTGGTGGTATTGACTCAAGCACCTACACATGGTGGAAGTCATACGAAGAGAACACTGCAACTGCTTTGACTCTTGCTCAAATGGCAACTGCATATAACAGCGTTTCGGTTGGTAATGACCACCCAGACACCCTGTTGACAACTCAGACTTTGTTTGAGAAGTACGAAGCATTGCTTCAACCAAACCTCCGTTACACGGATACCAAGACTGCAGATGCTGGATTCCAGAACCTGTTGTTCAAGGCTGCACCTGTAATGTACGACACTGGTTGCACTGCTGGCGTGTTCTACTTCCTTAACAGCAAGTACATCACTTTGGTTGGTCACTCAGACAAGTGGTTCTCACAGACCGCATTTATTTCGCCAGAAGACACAGATGCACGTTATGCGCTCATCATGTGCTACGGCAACTTGACTGTACGTAACCGTGCCAAGCAAGGCAAACTGACCGCTAAGACAGCCTAAGTTCAACAACTAGAAAACAAGGAGAAATATTATGCCACTATTAGCAAATGATACAGATGGTGCTCTCACACGCAAGCGTGTAGAAACATGGGCTGCAAATCGTGAGAAGGTAACTGTTGTTGCCGCTACCGATGCAGCAACCGTTCAGACAGCATCGGACTTGGCTGGTGCAGGTAAAGTTGTTTACACGATGACACCAACAGCAGCCCGTACCCTGACAACGCCAACTGGCGCATTGTTGGGTGCAGCATTCACAGACGAAGCAGTAGGGACCTCATTTGAGTTCACTGTTGTTAACGTCGCAGCAGCAACTTACGCAATCACTTTGACTGCGGCTGCTTCTGGTGTAACACTTGTGGGTGTTGCAGGTATGGCTACTGTTGCAGCAGCATCATCAGCGACATTCGTTGGTTATTTTACTGCAGCAAACACGGTGTCAATTTACCGTAAGTAAGTAATTTGATTCGGGGGGTGGAGGCCACACTCCACCTCCCAAATCTATTTAGCGTTAGGAGTGTTATGCCATATAATTATCGTCAGTTAGATAATCATGCAAGTGCAACTAAGAAGTCTGGAATTGTTACGGCTCCTGGTTACATGAAGAATAGTTCAGTAGGCGTTAAGCAAGATAAGAATTACAAAGTTCGTCCAAACTCAGACAAGGTAGGCAAGTAATTATGGCTATGAAGAAACCAGTAAAAAAAGCAGTGAAAAAGGCAGTTAAGAAGTCATCTCCTGTTGAATACCCGAAGGGTCAGAGTGAGCGTTCAATTCACGCTCAAGCGCGACGAGCTACTTTTATGGGTTATGAAACGCGTAAGAATAAGAGTAAGGCACGAGATGCTTATGACCTTCGTATGGCTGAGCTTGAACGCAAAAATAGGGGTGAGGTTTACCAAGGTGAAGGTGGATTTTGGTCTACTGGTTTGCAAAACAAAGAAGATTTGTCACGTGCCAAAATGCTGCAACAGAGAGCCAAGACGGCTAGTCAGCAAATGAGACAGGGTGTTACTAAGTCTGGTGGTTATGCAGAGTATGATATGGGCGACCGAAGAGATACTCGAGCAGTTAAAAGCCGTACTGCTTCGTTTAAGGGAAAGCAAGCAATTAAGAAAACTGGCAAACTTGGCAATGCTCGTGGTATGAATTACAATAGCAAAAAGAAGTAGGTAACAATTCCGCCTATTGGTATGAACCAATCGGCGAAACTTGCTCATACTCTATACGGGGAGCCAACTACTAAGCACTCCCGTCTTGCCCATGCAGAAGGCGCACGCCTTGCTGCTCCATCAGGCCCTTATATTGGGCGTAACCGTTGCACTGCAAACGATGATACATGTGAGGGTCCAAAAGCCCGTGGGACAGATTTTTGCTACGGACATTTGAGAAATAAGGGTGAGGCTTAATGGCAATAACGCTTACGACATTGCGTTCCCAGGTGCGAGATATGGCCGACCTTGATGAAACCGATTTGTCTAATACGCTTATTGACCAGTTTGCTCGGGAGGGGTTCCAACGCATTTATGCGTTAGAACGCCGTTGGCCGATACTGCAAGAAACGTATACGTTTAATACTGTTGCTAACCAGCGTGAGTACACAATATCTACAATTGGGGATATTCGAGAAATCATTTCTATTGTGGACACATCGACTCAGGGTGCAAGACTTACCTTGATTGATTACAATCAGGCCGAGGAGACTTGGTTGGGTAACTTGGATGTTCCGAGCCGACCATATTTTTATAGTTTTTGGGATAAGAAGATACAGTTGTGGGCTAAGCCGGACATTGTTTACCCCATGACTGTGCGAGCATTTCGCAATCCTGTTTACACTTGGCTAACAGACATTACTGAGAGCATTGACCTTGATGAGTTCTTTCATGCTATTTTGCCTTACTTTGTTCTTGCTCGTGTGTATCAGCGTCAAGAGGACGCTCAGTTGGCTGCGATGTATCTTGGCACCTTTGAAGAAGGTGTGGCTATTGCTAAGCGAGACTTGATGAAAGCTTCTAGTGCACAGCCAGTTATTATGTCTGGTGGCAGGCAGTATCCAACGATGAAGCGTTGGATACAGACTCTTGGTAGGACTTTGTAGTGTCACAGATTGTTATTGAACGACGTGATGATTTTACTGGTGGTTTAAATCTTCGTGCTGACCAATTTCAGTTGGCGGACAATGAATCTCCTGACATGTTGAATGTTGAGATTGACCCTCGTGGTGGTTTGTTTAGTCGTGGAGCGTTTAGGGAGATTAACACCACTGGTGTGTCTGGTACCTGGGCCCCGAAGCGTCTTACATGGTTTAAGGGTTCTTCACAGTATTTGATGTTGACTACGGCAACATCTGTGTATTACAGTACTGGTACAAACTTTACTCGTTTAGATTTTGGTTCTGGCACTCCTATTGTTTCTGCAAGTACAAGTGGTTCATCGTTAGCCCAGTGGGGCGACACGATGTACATGACTACTGGCAAGACTGGTGTTGCAACATATAAGTGGAAGGTTACTGACACTTATGCTACTGCGTTGACCGCAAGTGCACCAACTTGGCAGGCTTATTTAAGTCCTGTTGCTGGATATTTTCCCAAAGCAGAACATGTTATTCAACACACAAACAAGATGTTTGTTGCAAACACAAAAGAAGATGGAACATCTTATCCAAATCGTTTGCGTTGGTCTCATGAAGGTTTGCCAGAGGATTGGCTTTTTGCTGATTATATTGATTTTAATGGTGGTGGAGATGGTATAACAGGTCTTGCTGTTGTGGCTGGACACCTGGTTGTATTTAAGCCACAGGCTATTTACGTTTTGTTTGGTTACGACTCAACTGACCACAATGTTGTTGAGTTGTCATCTAATCTTGGTGTGGATTTACCAACGCATATTGCATCGTCTGAACAGGGTGTGTATTTTTATGTTGGGTTTAAGGGATTGTTTTATTACAACGGAAACACGGTTGTTGACTTGTTTCAGAACCTCAAGGCTGTGTATCCACTTGGATACATTAACAATAACTACAGCAGCAAGATAAGTGTGTCTTATGTTAACCGTAGAGTTTGGCTTGCCGTACCTTACTCAACTGGTGTGGCTGCTACTGAAGTAGCTACAAATCTTGTTTATGACCCAAGTATTGGTCAGGGTGGTTCTTGGAACAGGCTCTCGTCTGCAGATGGTTATGGTCTTGTTGGTGGAGCAGACTTTAAAACAACTGCTGGTGTGAGCGTACCTGTGCTTGCACATCCAACACTCCCAAGAGTGTTGGAGGTAGAAGTGTTTTCATCTGAGACGGATTTTATTAGCCAGGTAGAAGTTAATTTTTCTACGTATTACCGGACGGGTTGGGTTGACGGAAATAATTATTCAATGAAGAAGATGTGGCGTAGACCAGACTTTGTTCTGAAGCAGGTAGATACGCAACGTATATTGAATGTCAAAGTGTTTCACAACTTTGAAGAAGCGGCTGGTAACGAACGCAAGAGCATTGATATTGTTCTTCCCGCTTCTGCTAGTGGTGGACAGTGGGGAACAATGCTTTGGGGAAGTGGCACATGGGGTGTAATTGCTCAAGGTGCAGAGGTTCGTCGTGGTTCTAATCTTGGGTTGGCACGATGTGTGCAACTGTTGTTTACTGGTCCGACTGGTGGCGAATGGGGCATTGACAGTATTGCCTATAAATATAACAATCGAAAGGTCACTGGATAATGGCTCTAACTATTCCGAATACATTTGTTGACGCAACTATTGCCGAAGCCGCTGAGGTTAACGGCAACTTTACTGCTGTCAAAAACTTTGTTGATGCACTACAAGCAGGCACAAACATTACTGCTGGAGCAATTCAGACTGCCGCTATTGCCGATGGTGCGATTACTTCTATTAAGTTGGCTAGTCCTGTGAGTGGTGACAGTGACCAGATTGTTTTGGGGACATCAATATTCTCATGATGGAACCACTGTCAATTCCTGTTGTAACAACGTTGAAGTCTACTGATGCTATTGCTATCCGTCAGATTGTGTCTTCGTTGATTCAGGCTATTGAGTCTTTGCGTAGAGATGTTGAGCAATTGAAAAGTCGTCCAGTTACTCAAACTGGTAGTAAATATAAAGGAAATTTCTAATGGCTTATGACCCAACCGTTTACGACGCTCGTCGTCGTAATGCGCAGAATGCATATGGCGAGAATGAGGCGATGCAGTTGTATTCTCGTTTTCTTTCGCAGAATGCTTTTAATCGTGGCAAGAGAGATTTGACTCAGAGTTATGATGATGCAACTCCTAAGCTATTTGCTTCGTTTGGTCGCAGTGGACGCAACACCGCGAATGTGAAGAGTGGTGCTACTGGTGTTGGTGCTAACAGATTGGCTCAAAGTCGTATTGATGCTTTGGGTCAATTGCAAGGTAATTACGACCAGCAAAATTATTTGGCTGACAAACAGAGTTTTGACAGTCTTGGTAATTACAAGAACTTGTTGGCTGATATTGAAAGTGAAAAGACACGTGCTCAGGCTGAGGATGCTGCAATTATTATGAACAGAAGGGCTGGTTTGATATGAGTGAAGATTTGACAGGGGAAATGACTCCTGGTGGCAATTATTGGACAAACCTTACCGTACCAGGCACAGGTGGCACGGGTACTAAGGATAAGACTCTTGCTTGGCAAATTTGGAAAGACAAGCAGGACCGCCAGATTGCTGCTGAGGCACTTGCTAAAACTAGGGGTGATGAGGCTAACTTAAAGACAAACACTAGTGATTATTACACTGGTGGTTCTTGGAAGAATGTTTTTGGTGGACAACGTGACGCTGCCAATACTGCAGCGAACACGGCTACTGGTTCTATTGACGCTAATCTTGCTAGTCAGTTGGGCGACATTTCTGCTGCCTATGGCGATGCTACAAATACAACAACTGGTGCTTACAACGATTTGATTAGTTACTTGACTAACAATCCCAACAATCCTTATGCTGGTAAAAGTGTTTCCGCTGGGCAAGTTGGCAACGATATGTCTCAGTTGATGCAGGCTTATGGTTTGGATACAAATCCTACTCAACAATATGTTGGTGCCACGAATGCTGCTAATGATTCAACTGCACAGCAGTTTAATAATTTGTTGCAGGTTCTTTCTGGTATGTCTACTTCGTCTGATGCTTCTCGTATGACTGAGGCTAGGTCGGGTAGTACTAATGCTTTGTCACAGCTTGCTAGCATGAATGCTTCGAATGTGACTGGTGCGAAGGGTGCCGCTACTGCATCCAAGAATAAGATTATGCAAGATTTGTTGGCTCAGTTGGCTGGTATTGATTCTGACCAATCACAAGAAGATGAACGCTTGAAGCAGTTGTTGATTACTTTGGGTGTTAACCCGAATGCTGCCAAGCCACAATCTTCTGGATTGAGTCCAGACATTCTTGCAGAATTGCAAGCGAGTTTGGGTGGGTTGGGTTCCTTTGGTTCAGGGTTTGTAGGAGTACGATAATGGCTGAGAAACCTATTCCTACTGGTCCAACTGCTGCACAGTTGGCATTGATTAAGAAGTACTTAGCTGCTGCTGGTTGGAATGAAGCCGACTTGGAGGAGTTGTTTGCTCCTGAGACTGGCACTCCTCGCAAAACTCAGATTACTGATGAGGAAGGTCAGGCTATACAAGACCAATATCAACCCAAGACGACACAGGCCTATCAATCGGGTGGTCTGCTTGCCGAACTTGCTGACCTTGCTGCTTCTGGAGCTGGTTTTTATAGCACTCAAGCAGACGATATTATTGCTGAATACATTTCTAAGGGTCAGGGTTTGAACTCTACTATCAAAGATGCTGATGGTTATAGAAAGATTTATGATGAATTTGTTTCTGAGCAGATTGCTACCAAGTCAGCTCTCAACTCAGCAAACTTAAAACTTACTCCGATTGAAGTTACAAAGGGTTTGCCTAACAGGGATGACAGATATTCCTTAACGGCACCTGATGGTAAGTTGGACCAAGATGCTGTGAATTATTTTTTTCCTAGCATGTTGAATAATCTTGCTGCCTATAAGGCAAAGAATCCACTTGTTACTCGTGAGTTATCCAACACTGAGTTGGTTCCTAGACCTAACGCTGCTCCTACTACTACTGGTATTAAGCCTGCGGATTTGATTAAGGTCTTAGAGACATCTTTGCAGGGTGAACCTGATGCTGGTGGTTCTTACATGGTAAATGGTACTCGTGTTAATGGTTTTGATATTCGCACTCTGTTGGACAGTTTGATTAAGAGTCAAAAGACTTTGCCTAAGGGTTCTGACATTATTCAGTCTGACCATGCTCCAGGTATTGACGCTGGTGTTACTGAAACAAATTGGAAGTGGGCTCAAAAGAATTTTGGTCCTACAGGTATTACTCCTAACATGAAGGCTTATAAAGATGCTGAGGCTATTTATAAAAAAGAGATTGCTGCTCTTAAAGCTGATAATGCCAAGGAGCAATCTGTTGTTGATAAGAAGAAGTCTGATTTGGATGCTTCTAATTTTGCTGCTATGAAGGCTCTCCTTGACAGCAATCCTTCTCCTTGGGTTAAGGCTGCAGTTGGTGCACCTCTTACATCTAAGCCACAGATGATGTTGACGCAGGGTCAGGGTCAGGGGCAGTCTAATATTAATCCAACTTTTCAATGGCAGAATGCTCTTGCTATTTTAGAAGCCAAGAAGCGACTTGCAGAATCTGGTCGTACTCCTTTTTATGATGCTTTGTTCAACATGGCTCGGTCTGGTGCGTCGAATTTACAAGGTAAGTAATGGTTTATTATCCCTTAGGTGACAACCGTAATCCGTTAACTGCTGCTTACCGTTCTAATCGTATTGATTACAAAGGTGGTGAAGGTTTGCCTG